TGTAAATAGAATTTATGACTCAATAATAATTCCAGAGTGGAAGAAAAATCTATAATAATTAAAACACTATGAAAACAATAACTATTCTTACTTGTGACCGTCAACCATCTTATTTAGCAGATACAGTTGCTACTATTCCAGAATGGTATGCAATACAGTATGTAGCACAAACATCCCCCGGGATAAAGGTAGATTGCCCTAGAGTGAGAGGTAAATGGGAAGTAAAGACAGAAAAAGGAGTTGTTCCAATGAAAGATGAAGTTATAAATACAAATAAGTTATATATTGAAGACGAAACAAGACACCGAGACAGCCAATATAACTATGCTATAGCTTTACTTAACACTAAAGATGGACTTATAATTGAAGATGATGTGAAGTTATGTCGCAATTTTGATATAGAATTAGAGCAGAGATTGGCAGAGATACCTACTAAGAGATATGCTTTTGCTTTATATTCCTGTTATAACTGGGGAGGCTATTCTGACTATGATAAAATTGCAAAGTACCCTATAGATATGTTTTATGGAACTCAAGCTATGGTGTTTGACTTACAGACAGCTAAAGAGTTTGGGACATATCTATTAAACAATATAGGTAAAGAACCTTATGATTTAGCTTTGAAGACATATATTAAAGAAGTAGATCCAGAGGTTGTATTATATGCTAGTAAGTTATCTTTAGTTCAGCATATAGGAGATGTAAGCACTGGACTGGGAAGTGGACATAAAACAGGACATTTTATAGACGAAATATGATATTCCCAATTGTATTACATCACGATAGCTCTAGAGAATATACTAATGCTTTATGGGATAGATTAGAAGCTAGAATACCTTTTATTGTAGACTCTAGTGTATTAGCAACACATTTTACAGATAGCTTTAATGTAGCTTTAGAAACTTTTATAAAATCTAAATTTAGTCACGCTATGATTTGTAATAATGATATAGATTTAGATTATGATAGACTAATCCAATTAGAGAATGCAGTTAGAAGAAAGAAAGGTATATTCTCCCCAATAGTAAATTCACCGCATGCTGGAGTAATGCACAAACAGGGTGACGCTGTACAGCGTAAAGTCCCTTGGGTGGAATTTGTATGCCCGATTATAAGTAAAGATGTAGTTAAGAAAATAGGATTATTAGATGAAGGAATGCCTAGAGGTTGGGGGATAGAATTAGACTACTGCTACAGGGCAAAACAGGCTGGATTTAACACTTATCTAGTCCAAGATATAGCAATACACCACTATGGGCATAAATCACAGGCAGACCACGGAGAATATAGCCACTATGCAAATATAGAGATGAATGGTAGACTGAAAGAAAAGTACGGAGACAATTGGCAGGAAGTATTAAGTTATCCACAATGGTAGTTACAATTATACCTACAATAGGAAGAAAAACACTAGGAAGAGCTTTTGAGAGTGTAATATCTGAGGCTATAGATTTTGGCAATGAGGTGTCTTGTATCCCAGTAATTGGAGGTACTGCGGGAGAGAATAGAAATAAAGGAATACAAATAGCTAAAGCACTCAATGCAGATTGGATTACATTTTTAGATGATGATGATTATTATAGAGATTTGTGGAGTGAACAAATTGACTACACTAATAAATATGACATTGTAGTATTAAGAATGGCACAAGGTAATTTACTTGTCCCCGATTTTACAGATGAACTTAGATTTGCAAATGTAGGAATAAACTTTGCTCTTAATATGAATAGGATTGAGTGGGAAGACCTCCCAGAGTTTGATAGCAATGGAGAGGGAGAGGACTGGAGGTTCTTAGAACAGTTACTTGAGAAATACCCTAAGGTAAAAATAACTAAAGATATATATTATGTCGCACCAAAAAGAAGCTACAATCAGTAACCCATTTATAGACTGGCAACTTGCCTTTGATAATATCCCAGATAAAGATCAGATGACTGTGATTGAATTGGGTTGGGGTGAAGGTACAAAATATTTACTCCAAGAATTTAAGAAAGTAATCTCAATAGAATTATCTAGATACACCTACCCATACACCCAGATAGAAAATCATACTTATGTAGAAATAACTCCAAACATTAAAACATTTTATAAAGATGATGTGCTAATAGAAACTTTAGGAAAAGATAGACCAGAGTTCCAGTCGGAAATAAAAAAACTAATGGCAGAAATTAAAAAACACAAAGCAGATTTTGTCTTTGTAGATTTTGGATTTCACTTTAGAGGAGAGGTAGTACAGGAACTTATAGACTTAAACAAATATAAATATATAGCCTATCACGACACTAACTTCCCTTACTATGGTTATGATAACCTCAGTTATAAAAATTATACTAAACAGGAGTATAAAAAAGGACAAGGAACCATAATTTTAAGTAAGTAAACCACTCCCCCGTCCCCCAAAACCCCTCTCCCCCGGCAAAAAATAGCGGAGAAGTGGTAAAAATGACAAATGGCTTAAATAAGCCAAAAAGAAAGACACACGGTAGGGTAGGGGAGTGCTAAAAGGCCGTTTTTGATATACCCACTCGGTAGGGGAGTGAGTGGGGGAGTGGTCACCATAAGCTTACTCATTACTTCCCCACTATATAATCATTATTGACAAACAATATACTAACTGATATATTGATAACAGTTAACAATAATTAAAACATTATGCCTCTTAAAAAAGGTTCATCAAAAAAAATTATTAGTCAAAATATTAAAACTGAAATTAAATCTGGGAAACCTCAAGCTCAAGCTGTGGCGATTGCATTAGCCAAAGCTAAATCATATAAGAAGAAAAAATAATTATGCGAACTCAAGAAGAGAAAGATAAATTATTTGAACAAGCATTAAAAATTGCTAAAGATAAAAGATTGATTTTTATAGACGAGATAGTCGCCTACTTACCAATATCTCGAGAAACTTTTTATACTTATTGGCCATTAGGCTCTGACAATCTTGACAAGATAAAGAGAGTTATCAATGACAATAAGATAGATATAAAACAAGGGCTTAGAGAGAAATGGTATGAGTCAGATAATGCGACCCTGCAAATGGCACTTTATAAATTAACCGCACGAGAGGAAGAAAGAAAGAAGCTTGCGATGAGTTATGTTGATAATACTACAAAGGGAGAAAAAATAAACGGAATACAAGTAGAAATAATAAGAAACAAAGATGACAAACTCGAAGCAGATCATAGCGATTAACCTTGAGACTGGCGAAGAAGTTATATTTAAGTCTCGAATAGAGATGGCTAAACATTTAGGTGTAGATAGAATGACCATTACTAGACAACTTATCAACAAGAATAAAATATTATTAGGAATTTGGAAATTGAAAAACCCACAGAATACAGTTATAAAACATATAGCTTGGCAATTAGAAAATAAAAAAATAAAACAATGTCCAAAATGTAAAGTTACCTTAAGTTTAGATGTTATCCACTGCCCTATTTGTTATACTAAACAATAAAATAATTACTATGAATATAATACACGGAGACAGCTTAGATAAATTAAAAGAGTTAGATGATAATTCAGTAGATAGTATAGTGACTGACCCTCCTTATGGACTATCTTTTATGGGTAAGAAATGGGATTATGATGTCCCTAGTCAAGAGATATGGGAGGAATGCTTGAGAGTGCTAAAGCCAGGAGGATATCTATTAGCCTTTGCAGGTACAAGGACACAGCATAGAATGGCTGTGAGGATTGAAGATGCGGGGTTTGAGATCAGGGATATGATTGCTTGGTGTTACGGAAGTGGTTTCCCGAAATCACTGGACGTGAGTAAGGCGATTGACAAGGCGGCTGGGGCTGAAAGGGAGGTGGTGGGCAGAGAAACGACAAAGTGGACGTCAACGGGACGCAACAAGACATACGGGAAACTGGATTATTTTGAAACTAATGGCGGAAAGTATGAAGTTCGAGAAATGACCGCCCCCGCAACCGAAGCCGCAAAGCAGTGGCAAGGCTGGGGAACTGCTCTTAAACCAGCCCTAGAACCTATCACAGTAGCTCGTAAACCTATCTCAGAGAAGACAGTAGCAGAGAATGTACTTAAATATGGTACAGGGGGTATAAATATTGATGGGTGTAGGGTGAAAACTGAAGATAAAATGTCTTATTCAAGTAGTCAAAAAGAGGGAGTAACACAATTTGGAACTGGAACAACAGAACAATCTCCTCTCAATCGCTTCCCAGCAAACTTTATCCACGATGGCTCTGATGAAGTAGTAGGGTTGTTTCCTGATACGAAAAGCCAAGCAGGAGTAAAAAATCTACCGACAAGCAATATCTATGGCGGTAATAGCCTGTTAAGTAGTAAGACAGTTGGTACTGGACGAATTACAGGGTTCACCGACTCAGGCTCCGCCTCCCGCTTCTTCTACTGTGCTAAAGCAAGTAAGAGTGAAAGGAATAAAGGGTGTGAGGAGTTGGAGGAGAAAGTAAAAGTGTTTAATGGTCAATCAAGCAATCCGTCAGAAGATATGAAAGGTGTAGAGCGGAAGTTCACAACACAACCATCTAAAAACAATCACCCCACGGTAAAACCAGTAGCACTTATGAGATACCTAGTAAGATTAGTCACTCCTAAAGGTGGTACTGTATTAGACCCTTTTATGGGTAGTGGTACAACTGGAATAGGTGCTAAATTAGAAGGTTTTGACTTTATAGGGATAGAAAGGGAGGCAGAGTATATTAAGATAGCTGAGGCAAGGATAAATGCTTGGGAGGAAGATAAACAAAAGAAACTAATAGGATGAAGATACAAGCCACAGTAGTATTCCAAAAAAACTGGGAGGCTAATAAAAGAATTATAGTCAATCAAGGAGGAGCTAGAGCCTCTAAGACTTATTCTATTGCACAGAAATATATACTTAAATTATTGCAAGAGACAGGTAGAACTTTATCTATTGTAA